TCAAATCTAAAGCACTCCCCAACGTCCACTCACACCCAACCCCATTCACCGTAATAGACGATGCCAACGCAACACCATTCGTCGTCAGCACCTTGCCTGACGTGCTTCCAGACAGCGTGATAGCACCCGTGTACGTCCTTGTCAGCCCTGTCGCAGGCAGCGTCACGTTGCCGTGAATACCGTCAATAGCTGTGCTGCCCGCCAGCGTCACGTTGCCCACCAACGGGCCTGCAATGGTGAGGGCTTTGCAGCGAATGCCGCCAGTGACAGCGTTCACCGTGGCTGTGTAGGCTGTGGCGTTGGACAGGCTGTCGAAGACAACATCATCATGGCTTCTCGGCACAGACGCGCCTGAGCCTCCACCAGATCCTGTAGACCAACGAGCGGTGTCGCTCCAGTTGCCTGTGCCACCTACCCAGTAGCGCGTGCTGTCGGCAGGCTTGGCTGTGCGGTAGACAGGCGCTGCGGCTGTGCCGGTGCTGTTGGCCCCAGCGTAGAACTCACCAGGAGAATTTGCAGAAAAGCCAATGCTGCCCATCGCAAGGTAGTCAATGCTGTCTGTGCAGGCTCCTGCGAGGATGTGCGAGGTGCCTGTGCCGGTGAGGGTGACGACGTTGCCTGATGTACCCGTCACCGTCCATTTGCCGAAGGTCTGCGTTGTGCTGCCAAGGGCAATGGTGTGGGCTACGGTTTTGGTGCTGGCAAGTTCGGTGAATTGGTTGTTTCCACTGATGGTGAGCGTGGATATGCCGGTGGCGCCGCCGATGGTGAGTTTGTTGTAGGAGAGACCACGTCCGGCAAAAGAACGCGCAGAAGCGCTGGTGTCTGACAAGACAATGTTTGCGGTGCCTTTGTAAAACGCATTTGGGGCATTACTGGCCATCCAGAAATTACCCGTACCAGACAGCGTCCATGTTCCTGAACCCATTTTTAATGTTGTATTTGTTGTAACCGTTACCTCAAACAACCCCGTCGTCACGTTATATGTGACAGCGTCAAACGTGCCGCTGGCTAGTGTCAGGGTTCTTGTGGAACCTAGAGACAACGCATCAGCAAGCTGGACAACACCAGTAACGGAATCTATCGTGACAGGACAACCAAAAGTAATGCCGTTGCTGGTAATGGTCTGCGTTCCGCGTTTGGCGAACGTAATCGTGCCTGTCGTACTGTTACTAGTCACCCCTGTTCCAAACTTCCAATCACCGTAGACAAGCGGCGCATTGGTGCTAGTTGACAACGTCATTGCGCTTGTTCGAGCAGACATGTCAAGCGTTCCGATGTTCCATGCGGTATTGATGGTGATGGTGCCTGTGACGCTGCCAGCAGCTTCATCAAACACCGCCGTGTCCTGCGCCAACGGGAAGTTGTTGATGTCTGGACTTCCACCAGAGCCCGGTGCCCAAGCCGTTGCAGACCAGTTCTGTGCTCCAGCAAGGTTCCAATAGACGGTCTTGGCCGCAGGGAAGGTGATGCCGCTGTTGCCGCCACAATCGCCTGCACGGGTCGGAGAAGAGCCTGCTGCGGTGCCTGCAATGGTGATGTCGCGGAAGTCGCAGTCGGTGGCCGACAGCGTGCCTACGGTGAGGGTGCGGGTGGTGCCGAGGGTGTCAGAGCGGACGAAGATGCGGCGAACGGCTGTGGCACCGGCGACGGTTAGGGTGCCGGTGATGGTTTGGTCTGCCGCTAATGTAAGTTGCCGAAATCCGGCTGAAGACGGAGACGCAACCGTAACATTGTTAAACGTATTGGTCCCTGTTATAGAACAAATTGCCGCATTGTTTGAAGTGTAATTAAGATTATAAAAAGTCAACCCACCACCAAAAAAAGCAGGATTTCCGGCATGTCCGTGGTTAATTGTTGACGTACCTGCATCAAATGTAAGGTTTGTAGACGTAGAAAAATCAATAGCTGTTGAATTTGACATCGTTAAAACACTAGATCCAAAAACTATTTCTCTAACTGTGGATCCGGATGAATTTAACTGAGTAGTGGTCAAGTTGTAGTTTTTGGTGTCGAAGGTGCCGTTGGTGACGATTAGCCCCCCGCCACCAGTATTTAAAGCGTCAGCAAGTTCAACGGTGCCGCCGTAGGAGTCAACGGTGACAGCCTGAGAAAACGATTTACCCGCACTCGTAATGACCTGCGTATTTCGCCCAGAGAAAGTCAAAGAGCCTGAATAGGACCGTGTAACTCCGCTGCCAAACTCCCAATCACCATACACCGTATAAGCCGTCGATCCAGCCAACGTCATCGCATTTGTCCGAGTGGACATATCAATAGTGCCAAAGTAAGGCACAGGCGCATCAAGCGTCACCGTAGCCGACGTATTCAGCCCCGTGTTCTCGATGACAGCGGTATCCTGGGCCAACGGGAAGTTGTCTGTGCTGACACCAGCACCAGAACTTGCAGCCCAAGAGTCCGTAGACCAGTTGCCGCCAGCAGCACGGTTCCAGTACACCGTCTTCGGCGTGTCGAAGGTGATGCCTCTGCACCCACGCAGGTCGCCAACACGAGTGCCGCTGATGGGCGCGGCTGTGCCGATGACGTAGAGGTCTCGGAAGTCTGCGTCGGTCAGGCTTGGGGCTGAGTTGATGGTGAGGGTTTGGGCGATGCCGTAGGTGTTTGCACGGAACCAGACTCTGCGGTTGCCTGCGGTGCCGCTGGTGGACAGGGTGCCGTTGATGGTCTGGCGGGAGTCGAAGGTGACTTGAACTACACCGGCAGATGATGGCGCGGTAATGGTCAGATTGTTGAAGGTGTTGATTGATTGGATTAAAAAAGTGTTTACTGCGGTAGATGTAGTGGATACGTTATAAAATGTAACCCCAGTTCCACTAGTGGCTCCTCCCGTTATCGTTGCTCCAGCACCAGAAAGAACAATAGAAGAAGTGTTTGCATTAAAAGTTAAATTTGTATTAGTTGAAAAATTTACAGCTTGGCTTGCAGAACTTAGTGTAACAGTAGAAGATCCAAAGGTGATTGTTCGAATATTTGAATTACTTGAGGATAAAACGGAAGCTGTAATATTATAGTTTGCAGTGTCAAATATACCCTGTGTTATTGTGATTTGATTAGAAGACGTCAGTGCATCCCCCAATGTCACAGTGATGCCGCTACCACTGATATTAACAGGACCAAACGTCTTGCCTGCGCTGGTCAAGGTTCCTGTACCATTCAGCGTCATCGTACCGTTGTAAGTAAACGTCATCCCCGCCACTAGAGTAACGCTACCAGAGACGATAATGACGGCATTACCCGCCAACGTCCCCGTAAACCCAGTGCAGTTGATGGACTTGGCACCGGTGTTTCCGCTGGAGATGGTGCAGGTGCCGGAGGAGGTGGCGTCAAAGAAAACGTCGTCAGCACTGGTAGGCACAGAAGCACCACCAGCGCCGCCTACTGTAGCGGCCCATTTAGTGCCTGCTGTGCCATCCCACGCCGCAGTTCCACCCCGCCAAAACCTGTCAGCCATCTCTTACGCCTTCACGTAGCGAACACCGTCGATCTCAATGTACTCAGGCTCAGCCTCAACAGGCGGAGCTGTCACCACAGCAATCCAGTTGTCTCGACGTTGCTCCTTCATCGCCTGGATTTCAGCTTCGCTGAAGCCGTGGTCATCAGGCAGATGAAGCGCGTCGGCAAACTTGCCGTGAGGAGTGTCGAAGGAGAAGTCAATCTTCATAGCAATTAAGCAATGCGGATGATGGCGTTAGAAGCGTCAGCAGCAGGGAACACAACAGTGAAGTCACCATTGGTGCTGGACTTGTCGCTGCTAAAGTCAAGAACAGCAATGGCTCTGTCGGCCTTGCTGCTGTTGTAAATGAGAGCGCCTCTGGCAGTGATGGTGGCACTGGACCAGGTTGTGTCAGTAAAATCAACAATGGCAGTGGAGCCACTCAACGAAATGGTTGCTCCAGCCAGCGTATTGCCACCAGCGGTGTAGCCTGTACCAGACACTTCGTTAGAAGTGGAATAGGCTGTTGTAGAAGCACCAAGAGTAGCAGAGCTTGTAAACAAAGCAATCTTGATGGTGTCGGTGTCAAGATCGTGAGTGCCACCAAGCAACTCAGTCTTGAACGAATTGCACATAGCTTGTGTGATGGGCATATCAGTTCCTTAGAAAACAAAAAGGGGAGACAGGACAGACCTGTCCCGACTCCCCCGTTATACCAGCTTAAGCCAGTGTGTCGCGGTCAACGCCGCCAGGAGCGGGCTTAGCATCGATGTTGCACAACAGCGCCCACACACGAATCTTGCCGCCAGTGGGGGCAGTGGTCGCAGTGGCAATGAGAACGTCGATGGTGTCAGCAGTAGCACCAACAATCAGCGGCTGATAAGCAGCAGCGTTCTGTGCATAAGCACCAGCAGCAGCAGCGTCAAGGTCAAAGCCGTCAACGAAGCAGTCAGCGTCAACACCAGTGATGCCAAGATCAAGGGTGTTGTCGTTGGACTCGCCAGTAGCAACAGCAGTGACTTCAATGCCAGCATTGAGCACCATCGTGTTCGCGGGAACATCGATAGCTTCAATGACGTCAGCAGCAGCCAGAGCAGATGCCTTAGCCGTGGCTGCAACAGCCCAGTCAATTTCTTGCTCAACGAAATACGGAATGTTCGTAAGCGAACGCACCGGACGAGGAGCGCCGCCTAAGCCGTTAGAGAGATCAATAGTAGCCATTATGGTTTCCTTTCAAATTGTTTGAGATGGTTATTAGTCTTCTTAGTTCAGAAAGCCGACACGTACACAAAAGTGCAGAGGTGTCGGGCGTCTTAGACATTAAACCAAGATTAGGCCACGTTGTACTTGCAGGTGGTAATGGCCTCACTTCTGAGAATTTTTCGGCCATAGAGGTGCATACCACGCACAATGTCAGCAAACGAGTCCGGATCGCGATAGGTCTCAGTCTTGTTGATCTGCTCAGCAGAAGCAACAGCGTTGTCGTGACCGGCAACGATGACACCGAAATCGGTGTTCTGGTTAGCCGTGCCTGTCGTGCCCGGGCCAGTACCAACCTTCGGCAGGTTGTTGCTGACATAGACCTTGAAGCCGTGCAGGTTGTTCAACAGAAGACCGTTTTGCAGACCAGAGCCACCGAAGTCTGCATTCAGAAGACGGCTGTCTTCGTCCTTCAGCACTTCAACGAACACCGGATCAACCACAAGCCAACGACCAGTGGTGTCAACGTTTTGCTGATCCAACAGACGCGACATACGAGCAATGATCATCAACGGCGACACCACCGACGTAGACAGAGCCGTAGCACCAGGCAGACGCGCTGCAATGGGAACAGAGTGGTCACCAGCACTAACAGTGGTGATGTTGCCAAACGAGCCCTTGATGAGCTTCATCGACGTCAGCAGTTCGTCGTTACCAGCAGTCGAAACAGCCTTCGTACCAGGGAAGGTAGTGCGGGCGGTGTCGGCGCTGCCATGCAACACAGACTGTTGATAACCAGCGAGGTAGCCGAGAACGTCTTGGTCGAACTGGTCCTTCAAGCGATAGGCAGCACGATCAGATGCCAAAGACATCCAATTGATGTGCGACTGAGTTGCTTCGATGTCGTCAACTTTACCTTTATATTCAGCAAGGGTCGTTAATCCTTACCCGCTTTATTCAAGCTGCTGCATTTTTCAATGCAGAGTAGACTATATCATCACCCTGACTTATCAGGGGCTGGGCGCTTCCGCTCACTTGAGCGTATGGATTTCATCTCCCCGTAGGGCGGTATATCCTAGTCGTTGAACCTTCAAAGACCTTTCGGTCTATGCTTGGCTGCTGATTGCCTTGTAAAGTGTTTCTGTCCAAAACTTTAATTCATCTTCTGTTTTGTCTGCTTTCATCTGGTTCACAGCCCAGCAGACAAATTGAACGTTGTCTTCAGTGTATCCCTTAGTAGAGTCAATTCTATCTAAGGAGCACTTAAACAAATTAGCTTTTTTCCTAGAATCTGTTTTGAGATTCATTTCAAGACCTGTTACAGCACACTTGTATTCTGATTCTTTTAGCAACTTTAGCAAGAAGTCAAAAGTCAGTGTGTGATCTAACTTCTTCTTCTGTGCTCTTGTTTTAGTTGCGTACAAGAGTTGTGCTACAAACGTCGGCTCTTCTTGTCTCTTTTGTTTCTGATTCCTGTAGTAGGTTTCAGAGTTTTCTTGTCTGTATCTTCTAGAAGTTTCCCTGTTACAAGGGAAGCATAGATAAGAGTAGCCGTCTTTGTTTGTCTTGGTTTTTGGAAACTCGCTTAGTTCTTTTTCTTCTTTACACTTGGAACACTTCTTCATATGACCCCCATCGGTTATGTCGATGGTATATCATGATCGAAGTAGTTGTCAACACTTTATTTAGGTTTTCCAGCAATTCACCCAGTTATTTAGATGAGATTACTCTCAAATGCGTCTGTTAGTGTTAAACGCGAAGTAGTTGGCCTTATCGACAACCAGCGTGAAATCGCTGTCATCAAGGTCTTGAGCCGTGATCTGAGTACCGCGAGCATAAGCCTGCACGCTGACCTCAGGCTCCTTAACGATGCGGACTGCATCGCCCATGCTGGAGATTTCTCCGAAATATTCGGAGTTGGTGATCGCTTGGGCGACCGAAGATTTCCTAAACGCGAGTTGTACTTTTTTACTGTAGATAATTGGCGACCAATTACCATTTTGGAGGCTTGTATAGCCCGAAGCTGATGCAAACGCCATTTGATTTCTCCTTAATAATGGCTAACGTATCTCCTTATTCTTTCGGGTCTATTTGCATTAGGTGGTCATAAACATGTCTCTATAGCAACATGCTCAGTAACGGCTAAGCTCCTAGAGTGTACGACGAACATCGTTCAATACGACACAAGATGTAGAGCATCTTCGTTGGTGTTGTTACACGGGAAGATGCTGCTACCACGTTAAATCACAATTTCACTCCAATGTCAACATCACCGAGCGCCGCCACTCATGTCATAGACAATCTTGCCTGCTCTGCGTGCCATTTCAATCTTTTCCATGTTGGCTTCAAACTCTTTGTCATTCATCTTCTGGATTTGACTTTCGTAAATCACTCCATCAGACGCTTCCGTAGTTGGTGCAGTTTTACCAGCGCGTGTGTTGACAGCCATAGCTGCGCCTCTACTATCGGCCTTCTTAGCCTTGGCAATGCCCTTATCAGCCTTGTACAGATCGATAGCGCGTGCCGCAGCCTTGGCATCGTTGTCGTTCTCATACAGAGCCTGCTGCACCCACTTTGGTTGTTCTTCTACCCAATTATGGAATTCATCGTCTTCGCGGATGGTGTCGAAGTCTGGATGCAGACGTACTAGTTCTGCTTCAGCCTTTTGTCGCTGAGCTTGATGTTCCATCTCATCAACTTTACGCATCCGTTCTTCTAACGAGCTTGATGTTTCCTTAGCCTTCTTGATGGCAATGGTTTCTACAATTTTGTAGACATCAGGATATTGCTCTGCCCAAGCACTGAGTTCTGCTTCGCTCTTAGGCAGCTTGATTTCCTTCTTTGTTGTTGCTTCCAGTTGCTTTCTAAGCTCATCAATCTGAGTCTGAAGCTCTGTCTGTTGTTTCTGTGAATGACGCCTCAGATCGCCATAGCGCTTCTTGAATGTCTTTTCTTCAGCCGATGTAGGCTCTTCTCCGTCTTCATCTGTAGCAGCAACAACCTTGGTTGTTTCTTCTGTTGCATATTGCTTCTGAAGCGCTTCAAGCTCTTCTTCATCTTTCTTGATGCGGTCTTCGTGTGTATTACGCCGCATAGAAAATGGGGCCACTTTAACCGTCTGAGGGATAACAACTTCTGTAGACATATACTTTCCTTAACTTGGGGCTATCTGTAGCCAGCATAGGCTGGGGAAATAGGTAGCCAACAATGCGTCTTTTTGTTAATGGCTAGTTAGGACGCTCCAGAGCTAGCCTGTCCATTGTAGGTTATTTAGAAGCAGCGATGCCTTTGCCTTTCTTTTTCTTGGTAGGGTATTGGCGCTTTGCTACTAAGCCGCCTTTGGCTGCTCCAAAAGGACCAGCTCGACCATCAAAAGAAGCAGAGAAAGGGTCTGGTGTTGATTCCGGAGTACCAACAATGCTTTCAGTACCCCCACCTTCTCTATCAATCATGTCTTGTCTTGCCTGTGCTTCAACGACAGCTTTATTTGTTGCTGTGTTAATATCAACACCAGAATTAACGTCTGAAAGAACCCTAGAAGCTGCTTTTCTTGCAATCTCATCGTTAACAACACCTGCATTTTGTACAGCACTATATACAGTGCTAACAATAGATTGTTGTTCGTTGAAAGGAAGCCCTGGTGTTCTTGTTTCTTCTGGGATTCTTGCAGCTTCTTCATCAGTACGTTGTGGTCCCTTAAAGAATTCAAAAGCCTTCTTAGCAGCGCCAACGAAAGGAAGCGCTCCTGTGATTCGCTCAATGTTTTTACTAACTCTTCCCATACGCGCATCACGCTCTGCTGGTGTTTCATTCTCTAAGAACTTAGCCACAGCAGGATCAAGCTGAGAAGCGTCATAGCCGCCTTGATCTGCAGCACTTCCTGTTGCTGCCTTCTTCTTCTCCTCATCAGCAGCAGAACCAACCTTCATAGCCTCTTCAGACGACACAGCAGTGAAGCCTTCAGGAATAGGCGTCATAGGCTTACCATTGATGTGCGTAATGAACATCGTGGCACCTTCTTTGTTCTTGTAATAGCGAACATCAAAGGCAGGATTCTTAGGAGCCTTGGACAAGTCTGTGCCGCTGCCGACATAGCCGCCAAAGGCCATCTTCATCTGATCATCGACATCACCGCCGTTGTTCTCGTTTTCCACTTCACCGAGGATGTCATCAATCTCACTCTCAAAGCCATCGTCTTCATAGGTGCTGTTGGACTCTTCACCAACTTCATCAGCATTACCCATCTGACCAATGTCAGTCATGCGTTGAATGCCTTTCTTGGCTTCATCACGCATCTTCATTAAACGCTCTAGTCCGATGAAGCGAACGACATCAGCGGGAATAACAAACTCGCCTGGCGACAGCTTAGCGTCTACGTCATCCCTGACTTCCTCAGGAAGAGAGCCGACAGGCACTTCGTTGCCGCTGACAGGATCGACGTTCATGCCTCCTTCTTGGAAGCCTGGGATGCTATTTCTGCGTTTGAGCATGTTGTATCTCTTCCTTCAAATACTTAAGCTGCTTGAGAGCTTGAATAAAGCCTTGTGCTCTGTAGATGTCAACAGGCTCATGACTTTGTTCCATCTTCTTATGTTGCAGACTAATGGAATAGTTCAACATGTCGTCAAACGCTTCCCACATCTGCGTATCAGTCATACGTGTTAGCTTCTTAAGCCACGGCTTTTCTGGTGTTGTCACTGAGGTGCTCCCATTGTGGGAGACGCAGGAGCAGCGCTAAAGCCTTGTTCACCCGGTGTAGCAGCAGCACCAACACCAATGTTGCCACCACCCCCACCTGTCATGTCAGACGGCGGAGGAGCGCCACCACCCGCTGCTGGAGCCTGTTGAGCCGACGGTGCAGGCGGGTTCATCTTCTGAAGAATAAAGGCTTGCTTAGCCGCCTCGTCCATGTTGTTAGACACCAAGTCAGGGTCCAAATCCATAGCTTTAGCAATTTCTCTGACGATGTAGGGGAACTTGGCAAAGGGAGCAAGGATGGGGTTCTGCACCACTTGCAAGAACTGAAGCAGACGTTGACTTCTGACCTCATTAGCTAGAAGCGATTCCGTTCCCCGTGCCTTCACCTCAAGATCACCAACAATATCCGGCGTAGGGTCAAACTGCATGTTGAAGGCGAAGAAGGACTCACCCAACGGACGCAGCAGATAGTCATCAACGTTCTTAATCACTGTCTTGATGCTGCCACTTGCAGCAGACATCAACATAGAGATGCCAGAGGCTGTTCTACCAACACCAGAGACACCAGTTTGTCCGTGTGCAAACGAAGGCAATCCTGTTGACTCATCAGCTAAAACACGAGCCTTATCAAACAGTTGCAGGTTTTGAGCAGCTACGTTAGGAAACTGTGTTCCGAAGATGGCTTGACCTGGAGCACCGCCTTGACGACGGAACACCTTACCTGGATATACAGTGAGGTCTTGGCCGGGCACAAGGTTGGTCTCGTCCACCTCCAGCACCAGATTGCCAGACAGCACAGCATTGTCCACAGCCAACCTCATGAAGCCATTCATCAGCGTCTGACTATCGTCCATGTTCTCAGCAACACCAACGCCAAAGAACGAGTATGGATTGAGTTCATATGGCACAGCATAGTAGGGAATGCGGGCAGGCTTGAACGGATTGATGACAAGCCTGATCACCTTGCCTTGGCTATACCAGATGTTGGCTTGAACTTCGACAGCGTCCTTCAATTCCTTGGGAACATCAATGTCGTTCTCTTCCAACATCTCAACATCAACAGAGCCCCAAAACTCCAACACTTCCCATCGTTCCACTTCAGCAACGGGAGAATAGTCATTGAGATCGTCTTCCCACCATTCTTTGATGTAATTAGGCCCTTCGTTAATGAGGTTGTCAATGACTTTGTTACGGAACATTGGACGCTTCTTTAGAGCTAACAACTGAGACTTACTCAGCTTGTGACGCTCGATAAAGTAGCCGCATTCGTCCATGTTGGTAGCATCTGGATCAGGATAGCTATTGAATATGCTGACATGAGACGTCTGCGGCATGGTTTTGATGATGGGTTCATAGCCACCATCAGTGTTCCACTTGGGATATTCTTTGTCTACAGCAAAGGGGCCTTTCATAACACCTGTACCAAACAGCGCCATTTCAAACGCTGTAGCACGCAGATGCTTGCTGGCACCGCTCTCCTCAAGCTGGTCCTTAATCTTCTTCTCCATCTTCTTAGCCGCTACCATTGCAGGGCTGAAGGTGATGGAGGTTGGTGTCTGTCCTGCCCCTTCCTTGACATCCAAGCCCTCAAGCGATTGCTTCAGAGGACCAAGACGCTCCATAAGGCTCTGTGGGGTTGCACCAGGAGGAAGCTCTTTGCCGTCTCCCTTATAGCCAAACAGAGCCCCTAAATCGGGCTCAGGAGCGCTTTGTTGGCCTTGTGCAGCCTGGGGGTTGGTGTCAATGTGAACGTGCTCTGCAACGCCTTCTGGCAGCGTTGTAGGCTCTACAGACAATGGGAAGCTGTTGTTAGCCAGCAGCACCTCGGTGATTTGTCCGTATGCTGCCAGAGTCTTTACCTTCGTAATCTTGAGGAAGACACGGCTCTTCTCTGCTTCAGTGAACTTGGTGTCAGGACCATAGATGCCTCTGTAGTTGGTATAGGCACGCAACCAACGCTCTTCATCAAAGCGACGAGCCGTCTTAGAACGCTGAAAGCGCTCTTCAATGTGACGGGCCAGCGTTGTAGGCTTGAATGTGTCCTGAACAGCATCAGTGCTGTCAGGCAAGCCAATGGCTTTGTCGTCAGTGAAGGGTGTGTCGATGTTTTTTGCCATAGTGTCCTAGTATCCAAAAACTTTCGATGCTGGAGCGAAGCCGCTCTGCCCCGATGTATTAGTGTCAAAGATGTTTTTACTCCTCGGTCTTGACATTACACCATATCTCAATGCGTCATATCCGTGATCAAAGTTGATGTTGGTGTCAATGTCCTCTGGATTCTTCTTATCTAGAGGTATTGTTGGTAGTTCAGCAATAGTTTTAACACAGTTGCTGAAAAAGACAATACGCGGACGCTCTGTGAAGGAATCTATCTGAAGACGTCTATGTATTTCGTTCTTACCAGACACTCTACTACCAGCACTTCTGTCAGAAGGACGCCAACGACACCCCTTCATTATCATTCTTTCAGCAATGGAAGGGCCTGTGTCGCCTCTTTTATGCCATGTAGAGCTGTCTAGAACACCATAACGTATCTTTTCACCGTCTTCAGCGTTCAACACCATCTCTGCCAAGTCTTCTGCAAGCACTTTAGTGACATATAGCTCTCTATATACCACTAATGACTCATCTGGGGCTACAGCAAACCACAAAACAGCAGACCAGCTTCCATATCCGTAGTCACAGGCTCTAAATCTAGGCCAATCATGAGGAATGTCATAGGAATCAACGACATGAACGCTTCTCTTAAACTCAGGAAACGCGGCACCTTCAGCAACATCCCAGTCACCATCAAGAAGTTGACGACGTTGTTGCTCCGGAAGCGACAACAACATGGTTTCGTAGTCGCCTGAGGCAGCAAGATAGGGGTTGTCAGAGAGTCTTGAAGGGATGAAACGCCGCTTAAACAACGGCAGACCTTCTTTGCTGTGTCCTTTGGGGTAACGTAACACTTCACCAGTGTCAATGTCTGTTGCCCAGAAGGCTTGACCAGGTGGTGCAGGGTCAATGAACATCTTCTTAACCCACCCATGACCAGCATTGCCTGGGTTAGTCGTTGCTCTCATGTAAACAGGCAGGTCAGACGCTGCTGTTCTGAGGCGAGAACGCATATAGTTCCACGCAAAAGGCGTAGACCATTGGCTGAGTTCGTCAAAACCAACCCAAACGAAGCTCAAACCCTGATATCTAAGAACGTCTTCGTCTCTATCGAGGTATGACATCCACAATCTGCCACCACTTGGCGACACCCATTGCATCTTTCTCTCACTCCAAACAATACCTGGAATGATTTTTGGGTAGAGTTCTTGGCTTTTCCAGATGAGTTCTCTTAGTTCTTCTGTTGTATGACGCAACAGAAGCCCTGAAAACTGCGGATGAGAGATGTAACGTAATGGGTCAGCTAAGATTGCGTAACTTTTTCCCGAGGCGCACTATTGTTCTTTCACATAAAACCACGTATCGAAGCTCTTGGCTTTGAGTCTATAGACAACCAACTGCCTAGATATGCTCAACTGCCTTGCTGCTTCCCTAACGCCGTAGTAAATAACACCATCTATTGATACCTTTTTACACTTCTGAGACTTAATCATTTTTTCTTTAATCTCAGGGTTCAATATAGGATTGTTTTTACTGCCTTTTCTCCATACATTAGGATGTTTGTCAACAACATCTTTGTTTTTCATCGGATTTTGATCTTTTAGGACATTCGCAAATACCCCACCGACGCTGATGTTGTACATCTTTTCTTTGTCCAAGGTGTCTAAGTTAGCTAATTCTTGCTCTCTTGCTAAAGCATCTTCCACACACTCAAACAACTCAAACTCAAAAACAAAAGAATCTATTCCGTATTTTCTAAGAGCAGCACCAAATGGATACTTGCTGGTTCGGTGTTCTTTCATTCTTCGTTTGAAATTGTTGGTGATACCAACATAGACTTTTCCAGACGGAGATGTGGCTTTATATAGGCAATACTGTGTCATGTATGCTCCTTCAGCTTATAGCTGGTTAGTGCGCCTCGGACTATATCTTCACCCTTTACAGGGGCTTCGCGCTTCCACCTTTCGGTGTACTCCCTTACGGGATAGTCTCTGAACCTTCAAGTCAATGACTTGCTTGGCTGCTGATAGTTTCTGGTGATCGTTTTTCTAGCATTCGCACCTACCGTCGCCGGTTATGCTGTAGCACGGTCACGTTACAAAACGTTCCAGCAATTCACGAAGTTTATTTTGACATTGTTACCAATGAAAGGTGGCAAGAGAAAGGCCTTGACCTCTACCACCGGCAGCTCCTCCGAAGAGAACTTCCCTTTCAGGTGCTGCTAAAAATGCCGTTTGTGGTCCTGGATTTGGCTGAAAAACGATGTTTTCGTTTTGCATCTCCTCCGGTATGCTCACTTTGTAGTTCTGCATCCCAGTCTCTACTAATTTCGGTGTAGATTCCGGTTTCGAAGAACTCTGTCTTTTCTGTCTTCCCGAGTCTTTCTTCGTACTCTTTGGCCTTCTTGAGGGCTTCTTTGTACTTTCTTGCAAGGGCTCTATAAAACTTATAGCGCTTTCTTGCGTCAATTTCTGTGTTGATTCTGTGTCTAAGTCCATTAGCAGATATGCTCCTTCCGGTTTCTTTAGACAGCCACGCTGCTACATTTCTGTAAGAATATCGTTTTACATACTCCTTTGCAAGCTCAAGCGCATCCAACTCTTTAGTGATTGGCTGTAGAAGTGAGGGGTCTTCATCATCGATTCTATAACCAAAAGGAACAACGTTGCTTTGAACAATTCTGGGAATAGCCACATAACGTTCATATCGTATCGGTTGTGGAAGAATCCAAGCGCCTAAATCTCTATCATTTGATGCCACAGCAAATGCTTATCCATTGTCCTTCGGAGGCAACACCATCACACCAGAGGGCGCTGTCACTTCCACCTTCTCTGTCTTCACAACACCAGCCCTGTCAAGCATGTCCTGAGCAGCTTTGAGCTTCTCTCTCATGCCTAGCTGTGTAGGATCATCAATGCCGCCAATGACAGCCATAGCCGCCTTCGGTGCGTGCATAGCAATGTACATTTGCGTTGCTTCAATGACTTCCTCTTTCAATCCAGACATCAATGCCTTAGTTGGATAGTTCTCGCTGTAACCAGCCAAGATTTTAGCCTTTGCAGGGTTGCCACCAGCTTCGGTGAACAACACCTCAATGAACTTGCGTTGCTGTTCTGTTAGCTCTCTTTTGCTCATATACTGTTTTTGTCCTCTTCACATTTGAAACCAACTTGAGTGTATATGCCTTTAACAGCTAAATACTCATACACTTGTTTAGCATCAACAGCCGTTGCTTCCAAACATTGCTCCATTGTTTGGTAGGTTTTGTTATCGGTTCGTTTCATCAACTCACACTTATCTGTACCTAAAACACAAACAAGAAGCAATGATGTAAACATTCTACAACCTTTCTGCGAAGTATTCGCGTACTCTAACACTCACTGTTACTATGTCAGCAATGGAAGCTAATCCAGTGATCTTGTCGTTCTTGTCCAAGTACAACGAATTGGTTAGCTGCAAAAGGCTGTTTGGCTTCAACTCAACATCGTTAGCAATGGCATATGATGTTGTCGTTGTTGCCTGATACCAATTCAAATCAAATTTGACAACACTGTTGCTGGTGTTGACAATGACAATGCTTTCAACATCAGCTTTGAAGGCAGCAGGGACGACATAGACATCAGCAACACTGCCTGTCAACACCTTGCCTACACTTCTATTCTTGTTTCCGTTGGTCATGTCAAGTCCCAGAATGAGAATGTTGCTATTGCTGATTGATTGCCGCTAAGAGTGCGTGCAGCAATGGTGTAGATGTCGCTGACACCCGCCAACGTCCTACCAAACTGCATATCAAAATTGTAGTCTTGGTTGTTACTAACAGCAGCAGACACTTGGTTAGACTCTTGTGTGTAGAGGCTGTCAACAACAGTGCCACCACTAATGGCCGTAGCAGACACATCAAATTCAACGTTGTCAGACGTCGTCTGAGCCCAGCTTGCTCCTGTTAGCGTAGCGTTCTTCACAAGCTGTATTTCAAACGTTGTAGACGATGACGCAATAGGCAACACTCTGTAGCCGTCTGGAAGGACAACAGCATCAAGCCTGCTGGGGTCAAGACGCAACGACACCAAAGGCACCAATGTTGTACTCACTGTACCCGTCGAAGACATCCTAGCTGTCTGTAAAATTGTCTTACGCTCATATCCACCTTCACTGATGACGGTGGAGCAAATCTGCTTCATTGTCCTGCTGCCAGCTAAAGCGCCTGTGTTAGTGATTTCATATCGAATAGGCAACACAGCCGTTGTCATGTAGACAAGTGCAAGATTGTTAGCGTTGTTGAACGTGTGGCAGACAATGAACAAGCCGTTGATAACAAAGCCAGTGCGTACGCTACCAACACCGAGCCACTCAAAATCTTGCCAGAATATCTGCGACTTTGTAACGTCAATGGTGAGCCCTGATGGACCTGTGCCATCGAGCTTGTCGCCGTTCCAACTTGCCTGTGCTACAGCGTTATTGACAACACTACCACTGGTGTAGGTGCGTCTAACAATGTTTAATGTAATGCCGCTGCGTTCAAAATAGACACCGTTCTGTGTGCTGAAATAGCCAACACGACAACGCATGTTAGCTTCTGCTGTAGGCATGACAAAGGTGTTCATCACTAGCAAAGACTTACCAGGCTGATATGAAAACACCCTCTTTGTTTCTCTAACTACTTCATCTCCACTGGCACTGGTGACATTAAGGAGAACAGTAGATTCATTAGCAGAATAAGTGACAGTAGCGCTACCAGATACAGACTCATCAAAGTCATCACTCTTTGCATATCTGTTTTGGCTGTCGAAAAGCGTGAACGGAGCACTAACCCGAGCGCGACCAAAAGCATCAGCGCTAGTACCGCCGATACGAACAATGTTGCCATAGTCGTCTAAGCGTACTAGCGCTGGGTAGCTTGTCAGGCTCATAAATGAGCCTTCCTCGCGGCTGTCTCGCCTGTGCTGGTGAAGAGCGAAGCCATCACTTCTTGATGCGACGAGCTTCAGACAACCCAATGGCAACGGCTTGCTTGGGGTTCTTCACAGCCTTGCCTGTACCGCCGCTACGAAGCGTCCCTGCTTTGTATTCACCCATCACCTTAGACATCTTCTTCTGAACAGCACCACCCTTAGCCATCTCAGGCTTGCCTACGATTTCGTCATA